ATACTACAGGTACACAAAACGTAGCAGTAGGAACTTCAGCACTTACAAATAACACAACAGCTGGTTGTAACACAGCACTTGGTCATTCAGCATTAGAGACAGCTACTACAGGAAATAACAACACAGCTGTTGGAAGAACTGCTTTAAATGCTCTTACGACAGGTACAAATAATGTTGCAGTAGGTTTAAGTGCTTTATGTGCTAATACGACAGCTAATAACAATACAGCAGTTGGTGCAAGTGCTTTAAAGCAAATACAACTGGAACACAAAATACAGCAGTCGGTAGAGAGGCTGGTCAAGTTATTACAACAGGTTCATGCAACACTTTAGTAGGTAGTTTTACTGGACAAGCTTTAACAACAGGTGCAAATAATACAGCAGTTGGTAGAAATTCTTTAGGTGTTACTACTACAGGTTGTGGTCTTGTAGCAGTAGGTTCTAATGCTTTAGATGCTAATACAACAGGAGAAAATAGTGTAGCTATAGGTTTTTTTGCTTTAACATCTAATACAACAGGTGTAGCTAATGTTGCTATTGGAGAAAGTAGTCAATCAGCCACAACCACAGCAATTCGTAACGTAAGTGTTGGTAATCAATCTGGTATAGCAAACACAACAGGTTCTTGTAACACATTTATTGGTCATAAATCTGCTTGTAAAAACACATCAGGTTGTTTAAATGTTGCAGTTGGTTTTGAATCTTTAAAATCTAACACAACAGGAGAATTTAATTCAGCAATAGGTGCTGGTTCATTACAAACTAATACAACAGGTGGAGAAAATGCTGGTTCAGGTTATAACTCTTTAGCACTTAACACAACAGGGTGTAAAAATACAGCTTTTGGTAAAAGTTCATTAGAAGCTAATACAACAGCAGATCATAATACTGCAGTAGGTTTTAATTCTTTAAAAGTTAACACTACAGGTGCATGTAATGTAGTAGTTGGTTCTTTAGCTTTAGATGCTAATACTACAGGAGCATGTAATACAAGTGTAGGTTATGGTTCTTTATCAAATAATACAACAGCATCTAATAACACAGCATTAGGTTTTTATAGTTTGTTAGAAAACACAACAGGTGAGTCTAATGTAGCAATAGGAATTCAAGCACTTAAAGCTAACACAACAGCCAATAGTAATGTTGCAGTTGGAGAGGGTGCGTTAAAATCAAACACAACATCAACAGCTAATACAGCTGTAGGTACTTTTGCTCTTTGTGCTAATGTAACTGGATCTGAACTTACATCAGTAGGTTATAATGCTCTTAGAAAAAATACAGGTAGTCAAAATGTAGCGATAGGTTCTTGTGCTATGTTTGAAACTACTTCAGGAGCTGAAAACACAGCAGTTGGTAAAAATGTTATGCTTTGTAATACATCAGGTGGTTTTAATGTTGCATTTGGTACAAATACCATGCAAAAAAATACTACAGGTCAAGAAAATTCTGCCTTTGGTATGCAAGCTATGAACAAAAATACTACAGGGAGTAATAATTCTGCTTTAGGTGCTGCCGCACTAATTTGTAATCAAACAGGTGGAAATAACACAGCAATTGGTTATAAGGCTTTATGTAAAAACACAACGTCAGATAATACAGCAGTTGGTCATGGTGCTTTATCTTTAACGACAACAGGTTCATCTAATGTATCACTAGGAACTTCTTCTTTAGGTTCTCACACTACAGGTAGTAATAACACAGGATTAGGAACTGCTGTAGCTTTCGAAATGACTACAGGAAGTAATAATATTGCTATTGGAAAAGATGCAGGTAGAGTAGCTTCGCCATTTTTTCTAACAACTCAAGATAATAGAATAGTTTTAGGTAATAACAGTATTACAAACTTTTATGCAAAAGTAGCTTTAACAGTAACATCAGATTTAAGAGATAAAACAGAAATTAAAGATGTACCTCATGGTTTAGATTTTGTAGATAAATTAAAACCAGTCAGTTTTAAATTTAAAAAATCAAGAGAAGATGACACTCCAATTGGTACTAAACATTATGGGTTTTTAGCACAAGACATACTTGAACTTGAAGGTTCTGATAATGTCATTATTGATGATGAACAACCTGAAAAATTAAAATATAAAGGCGAACATTTAGTTCCTGTATTAGTCAATGCAATAAAAGAATTAAAAGCTAGAATAGAGGTATTAGAAAATGAGTAGTATTATAAAAGTAGATACGATCCAGGACCAAGCAGGTAATAACATTATCAATGAAAATTCTAATACTATTACTATTGGTAAAGCAAATGACACAATTAATATTGTAGGAACATTACAAAATAATGGTTCAGCTATACCAGGTGATATTTCATCAGTTGTTGCAGGAACAGGATTATCTGGTGGTGGAACGTCAGGTGATGTAACTTTAAATGTAGAAGCAGCGCAATCAGGCATAACTTCACTTGGAACTTTAACAGCCTTAACAGTAAATGGAAACGTCAGCATTGATGGTGGCACAATCAAATTAGATGGTGATTATCCTACAGGAAGTAATAACGTTGCTTTAGGAAATACTGCTCTAGATAGTGTTGAAGCTGATGGTATTAAAAATACTGTTATTGGATCGGAATCTGGAACAGCAATTACAACAGGAGATGCTAACACTGGTGTTGGTTATAGATCATTGCTTTCTACCACAACAGGAACTTTAAATTCAGCTTTAGGTGATAATTCTGTTAGATGTAATACTACAGGATCAAACAACACAGGTTTAGGTACTTCTGCATTATTTCATAACCAAACAGCTGATAATAACACTGCTGTTGGTTCAGAAGCACTTTCAACTAACACCACAGGTGGTAATAACACAGCATTAGGAACTTGTGCTTTAAAAGGAAATACTACAGGAGCATCTAACGTAGGTATTGGTTATCTAGCACTAGATACTAATTCAACAGGTGCATCTAACGTAGGTGTTGGTAGAGCTGCACTTTTTACAAATAGTATAGGAACTTCTAATACAGCAATAGGTCATTGTTCACTTTACACAAACACAGCTTCAAATAATACAGCAGTTGGTAAACATTCTTTAAGAGCTAACACAACAGCATCACAAAATACAGCTATAGGTACTAATGCTTTGCGAGATAACACAACAGGAGCTAATCATGTAGCAATAGGGTTTAATACTTTGGTTGCCAACACCACAGCAGATTGTAATACAGTTATGGGTAGATGCGCTATGTTCACAAACACAACAGGTGCAAAAAATACCGCTGTTGGTGTTCAAGCTCAGTTTTCAACTACAACAGGTTCTGACAATGTATCTATGGGAAGAAATGCCTTATACACTAACTCAACAGGTGGATGTAATACAGCTTTAGGAAGCACGTCTATGTTTAGAAATGAAACAGCTTCTAATAATACAGCTGTTGGTTTTGCTTCTCTTTACAATAACACAACAGCAGATAACAATACAGCAGTTGGTTTTTGTTCTTTAACAGCTAACACAACAGGTACACAAAATACAGCAGTGGGTTCTTGTGCTTTAAATGCTAACACTACAGCATCAGATAATGTAGCAGTTGGCTACCAAGCATTAGACACTAATACGACAGGAAATTGTAATACGTCTGTAGGTCATAGTGTTTTATTTTCAAACACAACAGGTTCAAATAATACTGCAGTAGGTAAAAATGTTTTAATACTTAATACAACAGGAATTCAAAACACAGCAGTTGGATCTGGTGCTTTAGATGCTAATACAACCGCAAACAATAATACAGCAGTTGGTTTCACTGCTTTAGGTGCTAATACGACAGGTTGTCCAAATACTGCTATGGCTTATCAAGCGTTATTGACCAATACAACAGGAACAAATAATACAGCTTTAGGTTATCAAGGTTTAAGAGAAAACACTACAGGAGATAACAACACAGCAGTTGGTCATCAATCTTTATGTGCTAATACAACAGGAACTTTAAACACAGCACTTGGTACTTGTGCATTAAAAGCTAACACTACAGGACAATGCAATATCGCCATTGGTAATGAAGCACTTGATTCAACAACAACATCTAACAGTAATATTGCAATAGGATACCAAGCATTATCTGCTTCAAATACATTAGGTTCAAATTTAGCTATTGGAAGATTAAGTATGAGATTCACATCATCTGGTAAATGTAATATTGGTGTTGGAGATGCTACTTTAAGATGTAATACCACAGGAAATGTTAACACTGCTGTGGGATATGAAGCATTGGAAGAATTAAGTACAGGTTCTGCAAATGCTGCAATGGGTTTCAGAGTATTAGAAAAAAATACGACAGGTGGTTGTAACACTGCTGTTGGCTCAGATGCACATCAATTTAATACTACAGGAACACAGAATGTTGCTGTGGGAAGACAAGCATTAGCAAGTAACACAACAGCTTCTAGTAATACAGCAGTAGGTTTTAAATCACTTTTATCTAATACAACAGGTTGTATGAATGTTGCAATAGGTGAGTCTTCTTTAATATGCAATACAGAGGGCAATAGAAACACAGCAGTTGGTAGACAATCTTTACATTGCAATACGACAGGTGGTTTTAATACTGCTTTAGGAATAGACTCTATGTACGAAAATACAACAGGGTCTAGTAACACTGCAGTAGGTAGAAGTGCTATGCTTTGTAACACAGAAGGTGTTTGTAACACTGCTATTGGAGAGCAGGCATTAGGTAAAAACACAACAGCAGATAATAACACAGCCGTTGGTGTCTGTTCTATGAGGTGTAACACGACAGGTGGAACTAATACAGTAATAGGTGGTTGTGCTTTATATTCTAACACAACAGCTTCCAATAACACAGCAATAGGTTTTAATAACTCATATACTAATACAACAGGTGCAGAAAATACATCAATTGGAAGAAGTGCATTTTATAATAATACCACAGGTAGTTGTAATATATCAATAGGAAACGAAAGTTTAAATGCAAACACAACAGGAGACAGTAACGTAGCAATTGGTTTATGTGCTTTAAATGATAATACAACAGCAAACAATAATACAGCAGTGGGTTATACTGCTTTAAAAGCTAACACAACAGGAACAAGAAATACTGCTGTTGGTCAAAATAGTTTAAAAGTAAACACAACAGGTAATGAAAACGCATCATTTGGTAATTTAAGTCTTGATGCAAATACAACAGGTTGTAAAAATAATGCTTTTGGAGATAGTGCTCTAACAGGTAATACTACAGGTTGTTGTAATGTTGCAATTGGAAATGCTGCATTATCTTCGAATACAACAGCTGGCGATAACACAGCAGTTGGTATAAATGCTCTGACATCTAACACAACAGGAGATTTAAATACAGCAGTTGGAAAATGTGCATTAGCAGCTAATACCACTGCCTCAAATAATGTAGCAGTAGGAGAAGTAGCATTAAGACTAAATACTACAGGTGAAAATAATACTGCTATTGGTAGAGCTGGTTTAGCAGCTAACACTACAGGAGATGACAATATTGCGGTAGGTTGTGGTGCTTTATGTTCAAATACAACAGCAAGTAATCATACAGCAGTTGGTTCTTGTGCTTTAAAAGCTAACACAACAGGTCAACAAAATACAGCAGTAGGTGCTTGTGCTGGTAATTTAGTTACAACAGGAGATAACAATATACTTCTTGGTGCTAGTGCTGGTATTGATGCTATGATACAAGTTACCACAGCTGACCACCAAATAGTATTAGGAAATAACACACATACTAACGCAACAATTAAAATTGATTGGACAGTAACATCAGATTTAAGAGATAAAACAGAAATAAAAGATGTACCTTATGGATTAAATTTTGTTAATCAAATAACACCAATTAAATATAAATTTAAAACATCAAGAGAAGATGAAACACCTACAGGTAGAGCAAGATTTGGTTTTAAAGCACAAGAAATTTTAGAACTTGAGGGTAATAATCCAGTTCTTGTTAATAATGATGATGAAGATAATTTAAAATTAACAGGTGCTTATTTAGTCCCAGTATTAGTCAATGCAATAAAAGAATTAAAAGCAGAAATAGATGAATTAAAAAAGGATAAGTAGAAAATGTTTTTTGGAGCAACTACATTTTCACAAGCACCTTTTGCAGGACAAGGAACCGTTAACGTTGTTGTTAATGTTTCAGGAAAACAAACTAATCTTAGTATTGGTAATGTAGTTGTAAATAGTAATTCTTTAGTTAATGTAACTGGAAATAGATTTAATCTTGCTACAGGAACTGTAGCAACTACTGGAACAGCTGTAATAAATGTTACAGGTAAACAAACTAATTTTGCTATAGGTAATGTTACCGTAAGTGGTGATTCATTAGTAAGTGTAACTGGAAACAGATTAAATATTTCTACAGGTAATGCTACAGTAATTGCAAATGCAATTGCAGCAGTAACAGGAAGTAGAGTTAATGTTGCTACAGGTTCTGTAGCAATAACAGGTGATGCTTTAATCAATGCATCAGGAAACAGGTCTAATTTAACAATTGGAAATGCTACAGCTTCAGGTGGAACTGTAATTACACCTAGTGGTAATAGAATAAATGTTTCAAATGGAACAGTTAGTGTAACTGCAGATGCAGTAGTATCTGTTACAGGAAATAGATTTAATGTAGCAATTGGTAATGTTGCAATTACTGGAGATGCTTTAGTCAATGTTACTGGTAATAGAACAAATATTGCAACAGGTACTGTTACTGTAACTGCAGATGCAGTTGTATCACCAGATGGTAGTCAAATAGAAATAGCAACAGGTCAAGCTTACGTAAGAGCTTGGAGTAATTTAAATCCTAATGCAAATCAAACCTGGACTACTCTAAATACAGGTGCTACAAGCTCTTGGACAGGTGTAAATACAGGTGCTACAAGCACTTGGGTAGAAATAGATCCTACGGCTTTACCTCCAAAACCGTAGTTGACCCTATTAAAAAATTAATATAATATGGAGAATAAGGAGAATATATGGCATCAAGTACATCAAGTGATTTAAAATTAGAACTCATTGCAACAGGTGAAAAGTCAGGAACTTGGGGTGGAATTACTAATACAAACTTACAAATTTTAGAACAAGCAGCATCTGGATATCTAGCTTTAGCTGTAGGTTCAGCAGATGTAGCATTAGCTTTAACAAGTTTTGCAACATCAAATGGTAAAAATTTATACTATAAATTAACAGGAACATTAACAGCAAACAGAACAGTTACTATGCCTAGTTCTGCTGAAAGAGTTTTTATTGTAGAAGATGCAACATCAAGATCTTCATCTAATTATACACTAACAGTTAAAACAGTATCTGGAACAGGTGTAACTATACCAGTAAAAGCTAAAATGGTTTTATATTCAGATGGAACTAATGTCCATTCTGGACCTATGACAAAAGGTTATGTAACTGTTACAGGTGCATATACTGCAGTTGCAGGTGATCAAGTTATGGTTAATACTACAGGTGGAGCAATTACAGTAACGCTACCAACGTCACCAAGTACAGGTGATGAAGTATCTTTATTAGATGCAAGAGGAACATTTAATACAAACAACTTAACCATTGGCAGAAACGGTCAACCAATTGAAGGCGCAGCAACAGACGACGTACTTAGTACAGCAGGACAATCAATTACTTTAGTATATGTAGATGCAACAAGAGGTTGGACATACAAAACCAATACAGCATAAGGAGCGTCATAAGTGGCTCTTATTGACTTTAAAATATTACCTGGAATAGATAAACAGACTACAGGAGCTGGCGCTGAACAACGTTGGGTAGATTCTGATAATGTTAGATTTAGATACGGATTACCAGAAAAAGTTGGTGGATGGCAATCACCTATTAAAACATCTATTGTAGGACTAGCTAGACAACAACATGCTTTTGTAAGTTTAGATGGTAAAAAATATATAGTTATTGGTACAGATAAATTTTTACTTGTTTATTACGATGGTGAACTTTATGATATTACACCTTTAGCATCTACACTTAACTCTTGTACGATTACAACTGTTTCAGGATCAGCTAGTGTAACTATTACCAAAAGTTCTCATGGTTTAAGCGCTGGTGATATTGTATTATTAGATCAAACAACTTTACCTTCAGGTACAGGTTATTCTGCATCTGATTTTGATGATAAATTATTTCAAGTAACTTCTGTTACTGATGTAAATAATTTTGTAATTACACAAAGTTCTAATGCAACAGGAGCAGCAGGTCCAGGTGGTAGCATAGATGTAACTCCATATGAAGTTGTTGGACCTCAAACACAAACAGCAGGTTATGGTTGGGGAACAAATACTTGGGGTGGTAGTACATGGGGAACTGCTTCTGCAACAAGTAGCGTGATTCTGGAACCAGGCCTCTGGAGTTTAGATAATTTTGGTCAAGTATTAATTGCAACTATTGCAAATGGTAAAACATTTACATGGAATGCAGGAGCTAATAATCCATTAACTGTTAGAGCTTCACAAACTACAACTAATTTTGAAACAACAAGTAATCCTTCAGCATCTAGATTTACAATGGTTTCACCTACAACAAGACACTTAGTTCATTTTGGAACTGTATTACCAGGTACTACAGATCAAGATGATATGGCTGTAGCTTTTTCTGATCAAGAAAATATTAATAGTTATGTTCCAACTTCTGTAAACACTGCAGGTTCTCAAAGATTACAAGATGGTACTAAATTAATGGGAACACTAAGAGCAAAAGAAACTATAATGGTATGGACAGATAATGCATTATATAACATGAGATTTGTTGGGGCTCCATTTACATTTGGATTTGAACAAGTAGGTACTAACTGTGGATTAGTAGGTCAAAATGCTGCTGTTGAAGTTGATGGTGTTTCTTTTTGGATGTCACCAAAAGGATTTTTTGCATTTGATGGTACAGTAAAAACAATACCATGTAGCGTAGAAGATTATGTTTATAGTGATATAGATCTTACAAAAGGTCAACAAGTATATGCAGGTATAAATAATTTATATACAGAAGTTATTTGGTATTATCCTTCTGCAAATTCTGAATATGCAGATAGATATGTTATATATAATTACACAGATAAAGTTTGGTATACAGGAACAGAAGCTAGAACTACTTGGTTAGATGCTAGTGTATATCCAAAACCTTTTTCTACAAAATTTACAAGTACAGGAACAGCTAATTTTCCAACAGTAGTAGGTGAATCTGGTTTAGGTAAATCACAATTTTTTGAACAAGAAATAGGAACAGATCAAGTAGATGAAACAGGAACTGTAACTACTGTTAGTTCTTTTATTAAATCATATGACTTTGATTTACAAGGCCAAGGAGGAGAAGCAGGAGATATATTTCTAGCGGTAAGACGTTTTGTACCTGATTTTAAAGATTTAGATGGTAATGCTAAAGTAACTTTAGCTATAAAAAGATACCCTCAACAATCAGATACAACAAGTAGTTTAAGTCCCTTTACAATTAACTCAAGTACTGATAAAAAAGATACTAGAGCTAGAGGTAGGTTTGTCAATGTAAAGATTGAAAACGACTCAGCTTCAGAATCTTGGAGATTTGGTACTTTTAGGTTAGATATACAACCGGACGGAAAAAGATAATGGCATTATACGAAGACGTTATTAAATATTTAAATGAAAAAAATAAAGGTGGTGGAACATCTGGTGGGATGTTTGACAACTACGATGAGTCTAATAACCCATTTATAATAGATTTTGATAAAGACGAAAAAACTGTAACGGATGCAATTCCTTTTAACAATCCTATAGTAGAAGCAGCTAGAAGAGATAATGATCGTAATGATCCTTATAATATGAATGCTATGAATAATCCAAATGTAAGAACTCAAAGAGATTATAGGGATCCAAGAAGTTCTATGATGGATGCAGCGCCAAAACAAAACCTTTCTGTTTCAGGTATATTAAAAGGTTTAGCATTAAATGCTCTTCCAGGTATGGGAATGATTAGTATGGCTAAAGGTGTTGCAGGTCTTTTACCTGCAAATAAAAGAGCTTTAATGGAAAATGAATTACTAGGAAAAGGATATACTTTAGATAGTTTAGGTAGAATTGTAACAGATAATTATAATAGTAAAGAAGGTGTTATGGCTGGTCTTAATGCAAATAGACTTAATGAAGCATCTTTTGATAAAAAAAGTGCAAGAATTGAAAAAACTTTAGCAGACAAATATGGAATGAGTGCATCAGATATTGCTGCCGCAAAAGCTGGAACTTACTCAGGTAATGTAAAAACAGATTTAATAGATAGATTAGGATTTGTTGCTGATGCAAGAAAAGATATATTAGGTAGTGTAACAACTGCAGAAGAATTAGAAGAAGAAATTAATGATTTCAAAAAAAGTCAAAGCTTTCTTCAAAAACTAGGTATTGCACCAGGTATTAAAAATACTTTCTTCGATCCTAATACAACAGGAAAAAAAGCTGCAGATACTGAAAGAGCAAGAGTTAAAGAAGCATTAAGAGTAGCAAGAGAAAAAGCTTTAAGAGAATCAGAAGAAAAAGCCAGACAAGATGCTATTGATGCAGATAATACAGGGAAATATAGCGGTGGTAACTATGGTGGCGTTGGAAGTGGAGAAGGTGGAATTGGTGCAAGTGGCCCAGGATCTGGAGGAGGATATAATGAAGGTAATTTCTGTTTTGATCCAAACACTCTTATTCAAATGGCTAATGGTTCTACTAAAAAAATTAAAGACATACAACTTGGAGATAATACTAAAGGTGGAGAAGTTACAGGTGTATTCCAATTTAAAGCAACTGATGAAATACATGATTACAAAGGTGTTACAGTTGCTGGTAGTCACTATGTTAAAGAAGATGGTAGATTTATTATGGTTAAAGATAGTCCACTATCTGTTAAAATTGATAAGATACCGGTTGTTTATTCATTAGACACAAGTAATAGAAGAATATTTATTAACGATATTGAGTTTGCAGATTACAATGGTGATGGAATTGCTAAAGGATTTTTAGCAAACGCTGGATTCTCTGTAGCTGGTTTTGATAAAGAAGTATTAAGACAAGTTGAAAATAGACTAATTTAATGGCAAAGATAGTAGTTAGAATACCTGAACCCAAAGAAGAGTATGATCCTTCAACTCAAAAACAAATTAATAGAGCTATACAGTCTGTGGTCGATCAATTAAATTCTACATTCTTACAAGAACTAAATGAAAAATCAGATAGATATGCTTGGTTCAAGGGTGGTATATCTAAAGATGATGGCTGGGGAACATAATGGCTAATGCATATGTAAATGGTTTTTATACACCAACACAAGCTGGTTTGCCTGAAACTGTGTTTACTTGTCCAGATGAAACCACTACTATATTTCAAACTTTACAGCTTGTAAATGTTAGCGGCAGTAAAAATGTATCTGTATATATAGAGGATTTTTCAACATCAACTTTAAATAGAATAGCTTATGTAGAGTTTGATGGACCACTAATTACTAATGTCTTTAAAGGGTCTATAGTATTAGAAGAAAAGGACGTATTAAAGATTGAAACATCTGATCCATCTGGTATAAGTGGAACAACAGCTGCTTTAGAAACAACAAGAATTTATATACCACAAGGGGCAAGTTAATGTTTATAGAAGAATCAGAAGTATCATATACTATAATTGATGGTAAAAAAATACCTGTTCTTAAATGTAAAACTGAGGTAGTATTACGTAATAAAAATACCAATTACGAATACTCTTCTGACCAAGAAGCAGAGGACGATATCGCAGATCCTAATTCTCCAACTCAAAGAGAATTTATAGTAAGATCAGTAAAAATTAACGTAGCTGCAATGCCATTAGGCGCAGCATCCGAGGAGGACGATGACAATAAGTAGAATGCAACAACCTAGACAACAATACGGCTTAGGAAGCTTTGTTAAAAAAATTGGAAAAAAAATTAAAAAAGTAGCCAAGTCACCATTAGGTAAAGCTGCTATTGGTGCTGCTATATTTGGTGGCATGGGTGGAATGAAAGGTTTAGGTTCTCTTTTTGGTAAAGGAAGTTTTAACCCATTAAAAGCTTTAATTACAAAAGGACCTCAAACAGGTATGATGGGTAGTAGTGGACTAGGTAACTTGCTTGGTAAAATAGGGATGGTTAAAGAAGGAGCTTTAACAGGTAAAGGATTATTAACAGCTGGAGGAATTGGTTTATCTGCATTAGCTGGTATGGGAGCACCTAAAGAAGATGAAGGTGGTTTTAGCGACAGCGGAGATCGTAGAGAAGGTTTAGAAAATTATTTAAGATATTATTATTCAAATTTAAATCCAAATGCAAAACAAAGTGAGATTGATGATTTTGTTAAAGTTAATATGTATGCAGATGGTGGTAGAGTAAATTATGCTGAAGGTAGTATAGACTATGATCAAGTTAGAGCTATTGCAGCTCCTGCTACTCCACCAAAAGATCTTACAAGACCTGTTACAGAACTACCAGGCGGAGGTGGTGGTACAATTATGCCTGTTACACTTCCAGATTTTTCAAATCCAGGCGGAGATGGTGGTACAACTATACCACTTCCAGGACCTAATAGACCAGGATACGAAATTGGAATAGGGGAAAGAAGACCTATACCAGGAAGACAACCAGGAGGCCCAACAGGTACACCAAGTCCAGGAAGACCAATTCCTGAACAAAGTGAAGGTGATAAATTATATCAAGATGTATTAGATTATTTAAAATCAGATAGCAATCAAATAGAATCTAAAGAACCAGAAGCAATGCCTATGCCTTTTGATCCTCTTAAAAATATGTTGGAAACTGAAAGAGATAGTAGTTTACAAATTTTAAAAGAAAGAGGATTTGATACAGATAAAATGAAATTTATGGAAGGAGACTATGGATTATTAGAAGCTGTAAAAGCATCAGGAGAAGTAGACGCTGCTAAAGAATTATTTGAAAAAGGTTTTCTAGACAAACAATATTCTTTCCAGGATTTATATGGAAATATGGATTTAATAGATAAAGTAAAAAATCTTTACATGGATAAAATATTTATGCCAAGTTATAGTGGACCTGCAACAGCAGGTAATGGATTAGGTAGTGGTTATGCTAATGATGTTGGTATTACAAATTTGCCTAGAAACAAAGAAAAAGAAGAAAGAGCATTAGGTGGTATTAATTACGAAAGTAAACTAAAACAAAGATTAGCTGATGGTGGTAGAATTGGTTATGCTGAAGGTGGTCGTAAAACTTTTACAGATTATTTAAAAAATTTAGGAATGGATATAGAAGCATTAGACATAGATAGTTTGTTAATAATGCAAAGAGCTTTTCAAAGAGATGAAGGTGAACCAGTTATGTCTGATAGAGAAGAATCTGCTTATGGTGGTAGAATGGGTTTTGCTATGGGAAGCAAGCCTGAACAAAACGCAATTAAGGCTGCAGGAATAGAAGGTTTAATGTTAAATCAAAATCCTGCCGGAGTTACAGAATTAGATCTTAGAGAAACAGGTGGTTTTATACCTCCAGTTGGAGCAAAAGAAAAAGCAGATGATATCCCTGCTATGTTAGCTAATAACGAATTTGTATTTACAGCTGATGCTGTAAGAGGAATGGGTGACGGAGATGTTAACGAAGGTGCACAACGTATGTACGACATGATGAAAACTTTAGAAAAAGGCGGGAGAGTATAATGGCAGTTACAGAAACTAGAGTATTACCAGCAACGTACATTGAAGCTGCTGGAAAAAATTATCTTGGTCAGTTAAGTAAAGCTGCTGGTCAATTTGGTTCAGCTGATTTATCTAAATCATATGGAAAACAATTTGTTGCTGGAATGGATCCACTGCAAAAAGCAGCAATTCAACAAGCAACTAAAGGTATTGGATCTTATCAACCATTTTTAAACGCAGCACAAGCTGCAACAGGACCTCAAGCTTACAAATCTTTTATGTCTCCTTATCAACAGGATGTAATTGATACAACTTTACAAGATTATGATATTCAAGCACAAAAAGGATTACCGGGTATTGGACAAAACGCTATGCAAGCAGGTGCCTTTGGTGGCGCAAGACAAGGTGTAGCTGAAGCTGAATATGCAGCTAACTCAAATAGAAACAGAGCACAGTTACAAGCACAATTATTACAACAAGGATTTAGTCAAGCTAATCAAGCAGCGGCTCAACAGTATCAACAACAAATGGGTCTAGGTTCAGCTACTCAAAATATGTTAGGAACTCAAGTTGCAGGACTATCTACTCTAGGAGCTGGTGTACAAGCACAGAAACAAGCTCAACTAAATGCACAACAACAATTAGCTCAACAACAATTACAACAAGGTTTAACAGCAGCAAATGCTTACGGTTCAGGTGTAACTCAAATGATTGCAGGTTATCCTGGTCAAACTACGCAACAAGCTACTCCTAATGTAGGAGCTGCACAAACAGCTTTAGGTGTAGGATCAACATTAGCTGGTATATATAAGGCATTAAGATAATGAGCAGAGTATTTAGAAGACCAATGTTTAGAGGTGGATCGACTAATATGAATGGTATTATGTCTGGTATTAAAGATAGAGAAAATTATGCAGAAGGAACTTTAGCAGATGCAGAAGCTGCATATAAACAAAAATTAACAGAAAAAACACAAAGTGGAATAGATCCTGTAGCAAAATTATTAATTTCAGGTGGATTAGGTGCTTTATCTGAAAATAGAGGTGGTGGAACTTTAGCTAATATTGCTATGGCATTTAAAGATCCTTCTGAAAGATTATTTGCAGATTTAGAAAATAAAGATGCAGCTGAAAGAGCTGCTGAGTTAAAAGCTTTATCTTTTGATGTCGATAGCGCTAGAACAAGAGAACAAAGACAACAAGCTCTTAAAGATATACAAGATAAAAGAAATTTTCAAGTAAGCTTAATTAAGGATGAAAGAGAATATAATAAATTAGGTTTAGCTGATCAAAGAAAATATGACGAAGGTATTAGAGATGAAGCAAGAGAATATGCTAAATTAACTTTAGAAGAAAAACGAGAATATGATGATAAGTTAATTAAACAAGGTAGAGAATTTGAATTAGAAAAACTACAGGCAGAAATAGCAGGTCAAAAAGAAATATATCAATCTAAATTAGATGATTCTACTAGAGCTGAACGTATGAAAGAATTTAGAGAAAAATATGATGGAAGTGAAGTTCAAGCATCTAACAGAACAGATTATGAAATAAATAAATTAGAAGCGTTAGCTAATAAAAAATTTGGTCAAAACTATTCAGGGTTCACTGGAGGAGAATTTCATGGTCCTTTTAGAGATGAAATAAAATCTAAAAATGTTGGTAAAACATTTTATGATGTAACAGATGGTAAATTTAAAAAAGTCACTAGAGGTAAAGGCGCTGATGCAGAAATTGGATATGAAGTAATTGATATTGATACTTACACGCCAGATGCAAGTGAAATAGAAGCTGGTGGTAATGAATCTTATACAGGTGAATTTAGTAGTAATCCATCATATAAATATCCACCTAAAGAATTTAATCTAGAACCTATTGATCCTTTTGATCCAGAATCAGCGTAGGAAATTAAATGTCAGAGTTCATACCTCTAAGTTCAATTGAAAAAGAAAACAACGTTTCTTGGTATAAATCATTTGCGGCAGGTATTGCATCAGGTATTTTAAAAGTACCTGAAGGAGTAGTATCTCTTGCAGCAGAACTTATAGATTTAGGTGCAGATACAGATACAGCAGCAAGTGTAGAAGAATTTTTTGATAAATTAAATCCATTTGAAGAAGTTGCAGAACAAAGAGCTATAGGTAAACTTACAGAAAGTTTAATACAAATAGGTGTACCAGGAGCAATTGGAGCAAAGTTAGCAAATAAAACTGCTAGAAAATTAACAGCAAAAGCGTTAGGTGCAAAAAGATCTGGAATGTATACTAACTTAAAAGGAAAAGGCATTCAGATGTCTTTAAGAAAAGCTCAAGAATTAAATAGAAAATTAAAAATACCTAGATACGCTGCAATAGCTTTAGGTGGAGCAGCGGGAGAAGGTTTGGTTGCAGATACTGAAGATATAGGTACGTTTGGGGATATGTTTCAAGCAGGTCCAACTAAATTAGATAGAGAAGAAAGAGATGGAGGAAGAGAAGATGCTGTAAGAAAATTAATGAACAGAGTTAAATTTGGTTCTGAATCTTTATTAATTACACCTGCTGTGTATGGTGTAGGTAAGTCAGCAAAAGCTGTTGCACAAAGAGGTAAAGAACTTGCTTTTAGTAATAAAGCTTTTGATAGATGGTTAAATAAATATATTGTAGCTCCTTTTACACCTGAAGGAAATTTACCAAAAGAAATATTTGGTGCTGAAAAAGTTAAAGAAGGATTAAGATCTAAAGATGTTAATAGAGCAAGAGAAATAGTTAACAATATTACAAGACAAGTAGATGCTATTTTTCCTGAAACACAATCAATGTTTGATAAATCTATACGTTCTGAAAGAGAGAAATTTTTAAAAGAGCTTAATGAAATTTTATTCGATGGAGATGTAAGAAAACCAACTGATCCTAAAAAAATAGACAATCTTTTAAATCGAATGAAAAAAAGTAATGTTTCAGAAGAAACAAGACAAATGCTAGTAGGAGGATTAGAAAATGCTAGAAATGAATTTGGACAATTAATAGATATATTAGATAACAATGCAAAAGGAGTAACTTTAAAAAAATCTCAAAATGAAGTTTCGTCATTATTTAAAGATAGAATTACAAATTGGGTAGGATCAACCTACAGAATATTTGAAGATCAAGGAAAAGGAATATTTAAATTTTTTAAAAGATATAGACCAACTGATGAAGCATATGATGGAGCTGTTGCATTTTTTAAAGAACAAGGAGCAACAGGTCAAGCAGCAAAAGAAGAAGTAGATAGATTATTAGCAGAAGTTTCTAAAATAAAAAAACCAAAAGATTTAGATTTTAATAATTATATTAAAAAAACTGTTGAAGGAAGACCAGGTGGTGATTTTATAAAAGGAGTTATTGATGATACTAAGCTACCCCCTAAAGCTCTTAGAGAATTGTTTGGAGAAATTTCAGATCCTAGATATTCTATATTTAATGCTATGACAAACTTGTCATCAGTTGCAAGAACTTCAGCTTATATAAAAGATATGGGAGCTAGAAATACAATTGTTCAATCAGAAGGTAAAAGAGGATTTTTTTGGGCTACTAGAGAAGCAGCTGAAAAAGCAGTGAACTCTAGTAAAACTGGAATAAAAATAGTAGAAACTTCAGACTTTATTCAAAAATTACCTGGTGAAGGAAACTATTCTATGCCTTTACCTAAATATACAACAGAGGAAATAGCTCAAGGAATTAAACATATAAATAATGTAGCCGGCGGTCTTCAAGGATTTGTAAGAGGTGAAAATAAAGAAGGAGCTGAAGCTGCAGCTAGTTGGATGTATAGAAATTTATTATTATTTCCAAAAGGAGTTTCTCAATTAGCCAAAACAGTTTTATCAGTTCCTACACATATACGTAATTTTGTTAGTGCATTTGGTTTTGCAGGAGCAAATGGTAATTTATTTAATCCTTTAGAATTTCAAAAAGCATTTAAAGAAGGTATTGAAGTTTCTGGTTTATTAAAACTTGGTGATAACACACCAGCAGCTCAAGAAATGTATAGAGAATTATTAGAATTAGGTGTTGTTAATTCACAGGTTCAAATTGGAGATCTTAAAAATCTTTTAAGAGATATTAAATTTGGAGAACAAGCTGCTAATGTTGACACTATGTTAAATCCAATGATGAGTAGATTAAAAAAAATTGGACAATTTTTTCAAGGTAAATATGTGGCTGAAGATGACACTTTTAAAATAGCTAGTTATATAATGGAAAAAGCTAAATTAAAAAAAGGTTATTCAAAATTAAAACCGAGAGAATTTAAAGAAATTAGAAAAAATGCTTTAAAATATGTTAATGAAAATGAATTAATTAAAAAATTTAATTCTGCTAAAAAAACAGGTTTTAAAGGAAATTATGAAGAATTTGTAGATGATTTTGCATTAAAGAAAATGTCATCTGACATTGTAAAAAACACAGTTCCAAATTATGAATTTGTAGGTTCGGCTGTTAGAACATCTAGATTATTACCTATAGGTAATTTTATGTCATTTCCATCTGAAATGATTAGAACATCTACTAACATAGCGGAATTAGGAATTAATCAAATGAGACATTCTGGAAAAACTATTGGGAGCAATATACTTCCTTACGTAGTAGATGAAGCAACCGGACAGTTAATTAAAAATGATAATCCGTTTTATGCTGATGGTTTAAAAAGAATAGTTGGTCTAGGTTCATTTACAGCAGGTGTTCCTGTAGCATTAACTGAGGGTGCTAAAGCTTTATATGATGTGACTGAAGAAGAAATGGATGCATTGAGAAGATTTGTTCCTGATTGGTCTAAAAATTCAACATTAATTCCTGTTAAAGATGAAGATGGAGAGTTGAGATATATAGATTTTAGTCATAGTAATGCTTATGATGTAATGGCAAGACCTTTAAGAACCTTATTAAATAATATTCAAAATGGTGAAATGAATGATCAACAATTATTATCTAGTTTTGCTTCAGGAGTTGGAGAAGCATCATCAGAAATAATGAATCCATTTATAGGTGAATCAATTTGGACTCAAGCTATGGCTGATTTAACAGTTAGAGGAGGAAGAACAAAAGATGGTAGATTATTATATTCAGATCAAACTTCTTTAGGGGATAAAATGTCAATTCAATTTAGACATTTAGGAGAAGCTCTTGCACCTTCTTACAGACAATTTCAAAGGTTGGGACAAGCAAGTTTTGGAATACCTGATAAACGTGGAGATCAATTAGAAATAGGTCCAGAGTTAGCTGGATTTATGGGATTTAGACCAATTAAAGTTGATCCTTTAAGATCAATGGGATTTAAAATTTCTGAATATCAAACAGGTATTAGAAATTCTAGAAGAGAATTTACTGGTGGATATTTTGGATTATTAAGAGGAGGAAGAATTAAACCTAATGATATTATTGACAGATTTTTTAAATCAAATAAAGCTAGATTTGATGTATCACAGAATATGTATAATGATTTAAATGCTGCAAAAGTATTAGGTTTAAGAAGAGGAAAACTTAGACAAGAATTTAATGATAGACAAATAAGTGATAGTAATTTTCAAAACTTAGAAAGAGGAAGATTTGAACCTTATTTTCCTTCTGAAGATATAGAAGAAAAATTCAGAGAAATTGCAAGAGATCTTGGAGAACCTGATGTTTATAGAAAAACAGTTCCTATTTTAAGAAAAATGTTTAGAGATTTTAGAAAAATTAATTTAAATAAATCTTTTAATTTAAATATTGAAAATTATTTAGAACAAGTAATACCTACACCACCTTTGCCATCTACCCCAATGCCTAACCAACAAATAATTCAATCAGCATCAGCGATGCCGGCATCCGGCGCCATGAACCAAGGATTAACACCAACAGAAAATGCATTTTTATCTGAAGAAGAGAAACAAATTAGATTAAGACAAAGAGGATTAGCATAGTGTCAAAAAAAGATTTAGCACTAGAAAAAATAGAATCACACGAAAAACTTTGTCGTATTATGCAAAAACAAACTCATCAAAAAATTTCAGGAATAGAAAACGATAT